CGCCACAGCAGAAGAAGGTTGGGAGCTGGTCGATTGGCTGCTTAACAATCTCGGCGTCCGGTGGGCCGCGTGGATTCTTGGCAACCACGATGCGTGGGAAATGGGCTTCCGCATCTTCGAGAAGATGAATACTAACCGCGTCCTGATGCGCGATTGGGAGGCCAAGCTGACCTTCGTCTCGCCCTGTGGCGGCGAATGCAAGGCTTGGGTGCGCCATGACTTCAAGGGGCAGTCGATCTACAACGAACTGCACGGCCAAAAGCGCGCTGCGATGTTCTCTGGCGGCGTGGCGGACATCTATGCGGCCTTCCACCGCCATACCTTCGGCGTCAGCCAGCATGAGCTTGAGAACGGCAAGGACGCCACCCTGATCCGTGCCCGTGGTTACAAGGCCAGCGACCACTATGCCATGCTTCATGGCTTCCATGAGCAAAAGACCGGGCAGTCGGTCGTAACCGTCGTGGAGCCGCGTGAGGGCGCTCAGCCCAAGGTTACCGTCTTCCGCGATGTCGAGGACGGTGCCGGGTTCCTGACCTATAAAAGGAGTAAGATGTGATGGGGTGCGATCCAAAAGAAAACGCCGATAGCGATTGCCGACTGAACGATCAGAAGGCCGCTATCGACGCTAGGATTGCTGAGCTAGTTGCCCGGCGCGAGCAGATCAATCTAGCTCTTCATCATAATATGATTGTTCGGGCTTCTGGAGGATAATGCGGATTTCGTAAGTTGCGCCCTTCATTTCCAGACCAAACCGCGCGTAGCAGTCTGGCATAAAGAGGCGCAACTTATCGGCGTTCTCCAGAATCCGATTGCCAATATACATGGCCAGTTCGTCGTTGGTCATTTCTTATAATCCCCAGCCTCAATCGACGCAGCCACTTGGGTCATGCCCATGCGGCGGAAGTAGGTCACAATCAATGCAACCTCTGCGGAGATTGCGCGCTTGCGCTCAATGGCGCGGGCTGCATCTTGAGCCTCTAGCGGGCCGTCGAACCAAACGATCTCTTCGCCATCGCGCACCCAGTAACGCTCTTCCTTTTGGCTGTAGTTTACTGCTGGCATCTCTAAACCCCTATAAAAGTGTGGCCCGCCACAAAGGACGGGCCGACACCGTTATTAGAAACCAACTCCCTGCGAGTTGGTCGTGGTCGTGGTCGTCGTGGTAGTCGTGGTCGTATTGAGCGAGCCAATCTGGGCAACCACCGAGCCGCTGACACCGGCAGAGATCATGCCGCTGCCGTTCAGGTTGCCAGCGATCTCGCCGTTCGACACGCCATTGATGCTGGCGCAGCCGCACGAGTCGAGGCTGACATTGCTCAGGCCGCAGTCCGAAGCGTGTGTGCTTTTATCGGTCATGCTTCACTCCCAAATCCCCGGCTTCTGACTTCCAATCGCCAAGTGCTTCTTTTACGCGCTTCCACGCAAACTCGAACCCGTCGATCCACTCGCTAGGTGCCTCGGCATTAGCGATGGCGCACATAGATAGTTCGACTTCGATTGCCCGTGCGACCTTGGCGCGGACCGCTTCACGGTCGGCTTCGATCACGGCAGCGGCCCCTTGTTCGCCAATCGTACCCTTGGGGAGCCAATACAACGCTTGATGCGCCTGCCTCCACACTTCCACCGCAGGGCGTAGTTCGTCACTCATAACTAGTCTCCACAAGGTTATGCCCCAGCTTGGCTAGGATCAGCCCAAACACTTGCTCTTGGTCGTAGAAGGTTGATCCGTAGCAGGATGGTTCCGGCGGAAGGTCGAGGGTCAGCACACCGTCAAAGTAGACCCGTGCGCCTTCGGAGTAGCCGCCGCTGCAACCGGCTTGGTCGCAGTCCGTGGTGGCTGATAGCCATTCAATGCGGATGTCAGTCATGGCTCTCTCCTAGTGCTGCGCGGGCGGGAGTGCATCCGGGGCAGTCGCGCCATAAGTCAGCGCCTGTTACGGCGTCCTCCTCAATGAATGAGCCGCGCCCGTGGCATATGCCACAATACTCAGTGTATGCCGCGAGTGCCTCCCGCAGCCGCTCGTTCTCGGCAGTCAGGGCTGCGATGCGGTCTAGCATTTGCAGTTCGCAGGGTGGTGGCCCGCGCTTGGCGCTGTATGGTTTCTTTACGATGCGCCGCAACCGCTCTTTCAGATCATCCTGCATTGTGGTTCTCCTTGGCGCTGATAGAGGTATGCCAGCGGCGTTGCGGGCTTATCCATTGGCTTGCTCCTGCTTTGCAGCTTCCCGCCGCTCCTGCACAACCAGCCAAGCTGGGCGGCCATTGATGGTCGCACCGCGATTCCATGACGGACGCGGCGCGTAGTACTTCTTGCTGTGTCGTTCAAAAGCCATAACTAAACTCCTCTTATGTCCCTATCCTGCTCCTGCATTTTTTCCTTGTCAAACGATTTTTGCAGCATATGCTTCGGACATCATTTTAGCCAATAGGGATGTCATGGAATATAAAAACGCAGAGGAAATGGCTCGCGCCCTGGTAAAGCAATATACCAGTGCAACCTACATTCGCTCGCTGGTTATGGAGCGATTCGGGGAGTGCCCATCAACCAAGCGAATTGCCGCATGGCGCAGTCACTTTATAACTAGCGATCCGACCTACCGGCGCACCAGCCACAATGCGAAGCCGCTGCCAAGCGACTTTGCGGAGATCGCCCCGACCATGACCAAGAGCCAGCTTATGCGGCACTACGGCGTTCTCTGGTCTGGCACCATCGACCGTTGGCTCAGCGAGGCCAACACCCATAGCCGCCGCTGGGTCAACCGCCCCAAGCCGGGCCGGATCAATATGATGGGCCGGGTAAAGCCCGCACCGGAGTTCAAGAAGACCAAGGACGACTACGAGATCGCCGCAGACATCCTGCGCCGTGAACGGTTTCCGGTGAACCGCTGCAATGAAGATGGATCGTTCAATATCAATGGTAAGTTCTGGCGCGTTGGCCGGACGGTCCTCAATGGAGAACAAATGATGGAGAAAGCAGAGCGTTATGGCCGAGTCTAAGAATTTCGATGCTATGTCCTCGCAGGAACGCGAGCAGATTGCTATGGCTATCCTGTCCGACAGCCTGCTCCGCGCTCTATGGCGCGAACACCCGGCGATCCTGCGTCAGGCTGCTCTAGATGGAAGAAAGGTGGAGAAGGTATGAGTCTCGTTACCCTAGCCCGCATTGAGAAGCTGCTGGCTGAATTGTGCAGCCGCACTGACCGCGAGATCCCCAAGTCCGATGTCGAACATGTCCTGCGCGTGACCCGCGCTCAGATCGAGATGGTCGAGGAGGGGTTGGAGGATTAAGGAAACCGCTCGGCCATGAATGCGTCGATCTGCTCGATGGCGTGTTCATGGCCGTGGCACTCTAGAAAGGTGTGCCCAATGCTATCAAGATAGCGCGCCCAATCGCGCTGCTCTGGCGAAAGCCGACCACCCTTGAGGCGCTTCATTTCAATCCATAGATTGACCTCTGGTACGTAGAGATCCGGCACACCCCTGACCACGCCCTCGACTTTTAGCTTCATCGCCGTGGCCTTGGACCGCCAGCCGCCGTTGGGGATGGCAAAGATCCGCATGGGGCCATACTTGCGGCGGAACCAAGATACGACTTGGCATTGCTCCCAGTGTTCGGACGGTAGCTTGTCGGTCAAAATGGCAGCGCCTGTTCCCACGTTGGACAACTATCTTCTTTCTGGCTAAATTCTAGCGGGATGGCAACCCCGAAGGCCAGACACTGCCCCTCGCCCCCATAGTGATCGCAGTTATAGCAGTAACGCGGTGGCCCCTTGGCCAGCCATGCCTCGTACTCGATCAATCCTTGGGGCTTGGGGTGACGCGGCATATTACCAACTCCTATCTAGAACCCTAAAGAATTTGCCGTCCTTGCGGTACTTTATCATGTGGGGTGGCGTACCACTAGTCAATATGGCCGCAGCTTCGTCCAGATCGTCCAGAATAGCCAGTTCGGCCCGGCTCTTTGTCACCATCTTCTGAAGCGTGGCGAGCGCCTTTTGCCCGGCATAGCCATCGTGCAGAACTGTCAGGTATTCCGTAACCGGGCGGTCGGACAGGGCTTCGCCATAGTAGGTCACGCGGAGCATTTCCTTGCGGCTATCCTTGCCAATATGCTTCGACCAGGCCCAATCCTTGACGAGCATCTCTGAGGCATCCATGCCCATGATGTCGTCGTTATGCAGCGTCAGAACCTTAGCCTCGGCCTCGTCTTCCTTTGGCGGAAAGGCATAGCCACAGGCAGTGCACTCCTTGGCGCTGATGTGTAACAACTCATGACACTCAGGACACGACTTCAGCGGCGCTTCGCCATTACCAGCCTTGCTGGGCGGCTGGACTGCGGTGATCGGCCCATGCTGGCGCACCACCCCGGCAAAGTCGAGAACGAGGCAGTGGTCGGTATGCGACTTCAACCGCATGCCACGCCCCGCCATCTGGACATAAAGGCTCGGCGACATTGTGGGCCGCAGCATGGCTATCAAGTCAATGTCGGGGTAGTCGAACCCGGTCGTTAGAACGTTGGCATTGGTCAGCGCCGTTAGCCGCCCAGCGCGGAAGTCAGTGATGATCCGCTCCCGCTCGGCCTTCGGCGTATCGCCGGTCACGCAATCGGCGGCGATGCCCTTTTGCCGCAGGATCTCGGCAACCGCCCTTGCGTGGTCAACGCCGGTACAAAAGAACAGCCACGCCTTGCGGCCCTCGGCGCGCTCGATCACTTCCTCAATGACTTGAATATTCTGGGCCTCAGTATTCACCGCAGCGGCCAATTCCGATTCGATGTACTCACCGCCACGCTTGTGAACGCCGGATAGGTCATAGCCGGTAGATGTCGGCTTGGAGCGCAGTCGGGCCAGATACCCGTGATAGACCAGTTCCTCAATCGAGACCGGCTCAATCAGGTCCGAGAAGATGGCTGGCTCGTCAGTGATAAGGCCGTGGCCAAGCCGGTAAGGGGTGGCAGTTAGCCCTATCACCCGCATGTTGGGGTTAATGGCGCGCAACTCCGCCAAAAGGGTGCGATAGCCGCCCTCATCTTTGTGGCTGACTAAATGACACTCATCGATGAGGCACAGGTCGATGTGGCCGATCTGGCGGGCTTTGGAGCGCACCGATTGGATGCCCGCAAACGTGATCGGCTCACCAAGCTGGCGACGGCCCAAGCCAGCAGAATAGATGCCGAGTGGCGCGTTGGGCCAGTGCTGGCGGAGCTTCTGGGCGTTCTGTTCCAGAATTTCTTTGACATGGCTGAGCATCAGGATCCGGGTCTCAGGCCAGTTCTGGATTGCCTCTTTGCATAGGCAGGCAACAACGTGGCTTTTACCGGCTCCGGTAGGGAGAACGAGGCATGGGTGGCCGTCGTTTTTTGAGAGCCAAGCGTACAAATCATCAATTGCCCTTCTCTGGTAACTACGAAGCATTTTTATGAGCCTTTAGATATAGCATTGCCATTCCTAATCTTTCATGGCTTTCTTCAAACAATCCAATTGCTTGATTGCACTTATTGCATAGCAGTGCCCGCACATTCCCACTTTCGTGGCAATGATCGATATGCATGTTGGCGTCGTCAAAACTAATTAGGCAAATTGCACATTGATTTTGCTGCTTTGCAAGCATTTCCTCTACGCAATTCTTTGTTAGGCCGTATAGGTCATAAATCCTTTTCCACTTTGCCCTCTCTTTGCGTTTTGCATTATTAATCGCTTCGCATTCAATGCAGTTTCCAGTTGTTGCACGGCGCACAACATGTCCTTTCGGGCATGGTTTACCGGAATATACCTTTTGACCGTTGGCCAGCGCCAAAATGGCCAACTCGTCCTGCTGTTGATTGCGAAACTTTTGGCCAGCCCGCATTGACCTACCGGCAAGCTCCCGTTTCTCAATAATACAATCAACGCAGTTTGATGAACTTGTGTAGCGCGGCGCAAGATGGCCACGCAAACAGCGCCTACCAGTGAAATATAGCGGCTCATCAAGCTGCCTAGCCCTTTCGCCAGTTTCGGGCAAAAGACTATATTCAGGATGAAACTCGCTTGGTTTAGGGCCCATTTTAACCACTAGCTTTTCCTCTAAAAAGTACCCTATTGCAGCGCATTCGCAGCTAACGACCAATGTCCCGCTACCAACCAGCCGCTTGTTCCTGCCGGTGCGCTGCCTTCGATCCCGCTAGGGTTGTCGGGATTTGAAAGGAGGTTGGTGCGGTAACTCTTACTCTTCGGGCGGGTGGCCCCAATGGAAGCCATCTTCATCCTCGTAGCCAAACGGCGTGATGGCATAGAGATAGGTAAAAATACCAAAGGCGGCGATTGTCGCCAATATAAACCACATCATCCCACTACCTCCGTGTTCGGCCATATGGCCTTGATCTCTTCAACAGCAGCCGTCCCGACTGCGCCCGGATTGGCGACAATCTCCCGGCTCTTGTACCCGTTTGGTCCGTTCAGGATCTTTCGTCCGTCAATGTCCCAGGTTACATGTAACCCATCCTCCGAGCCTTCAAACTGCCACGGCACCAGATCGGGGTGGAGAACGTGGTCGTCACAGCCTTCCCGCTGAAAGTCCTCTGGGATCCCGTCGGCATTATGTCGCTCACACCGCCATGTGGAGTCGGCAAGCGGAGTCGCATGCGCACATGTGCGGCAGTTGGCCAACTTGGTCGGGGCCTTTTCGTGGCAGAAGGCATGTGCCGGGCAGAACTTGCACTGATACCAAGTCGGATCAGTCGAGATCGGCGGCGGCATGCGCTCGGCCAGTGTGATTTTTTTGCCACGCTCAATGGCCTTCTCGGCGACTTCCTTCTTATACTCTACTCGCTCGACATGGAGCCGGTCGTCGTCCTTGCAGACGGCGATATAGACGCCCTTTTTAATGTCGGTGCCGTACATATAAGTTTGAAGCTGCACATAATGCTGCCATTTGGCCTTCTCGACGCCGTTCTTGACCAGATCGTCAAACGACTTCTTGGAGTGCGTCTTGAACTCGGCAATGTGGCGGCTCTTGGGTGCCTCTGGCAGGCCTTTCTCGATGATGCCATCAATGCTGCCAGAGACATGCGCGCCAAAGTCAACCTTGCGCTGGCGTCCATTGAACGTGTCGCGGATGTCAACGCCAATGGCGCGCAGATCGGAAATAATGGTGCGCTCTTCATTGTGTCCGCGACGGAACAGGCGCAGCACACTACCGGGAAACTGCTCCTGAACCGCCCAGCGGAACGATAGCCAGAGCCAACGGTCACAGTGGTGGCCCAGCAGCGAACAGCCTAGATGGCCACGCGGCGGGGACTGCTGCGACTCGTGGTAGGCATCAATGAGGCCTGCCGTCTGGTGCATTGGCTCTGGTATCTGGGCCATGAGTTACTTCTTAGCCCAAGGCGGGGTGGCCGAAGCGGCAGGGGCAGAGGGCGCAGCCGTTGGCAGCGGGGCCGAGCGACCCGAAGCAGCCTTGAAGCCGCCCACCTCGTTCTTGGCTTCGGTATAGCCCGCAGCCTTGTCGCGTTCATTCGGCTGCTTGATCTTGACCTTGATCTGAAGCTCACCGCCAATCAACTGGTCGGTGTTTTCGATCCGGTCCAGACCGATGGCCCGCATCACTTCGCCAAGTTGCTGGCGACCGATCTGCTCGGCTTGGGCGCTCTGGTTGCGAATGTTGATGGCCGTGAACATGACCCGGCCCTGATGCGTCGGACCAAGGATGTTGAAGCGGACATCGATCTTCTCGCCAGTATTGTTCTTCGTCGGCCCCAGCTTGGCCTCGGTGATCTTGGCGGCGTACCAGCCGTCAGGGATCAGGTCATAGGAGTGGTCGGACTGCGGCAGATCGCCAACAGTAAAGGTCTCACCTAGAAATGCCATTTCAATTCTCCGCAGTGTTGATAGTAAACGAAGGGCGACCAGCCTCCGAGGTAATTGCCCCTAACAGGGGCGTTGTGATGGCGGCGTCGGTCGCTTTCCACGCCGTCATGTTGATCTCCGGCTTCCACCGGAACAGGCTGGCCAGATGGTCAGACAGCCCATGCTCAGCCGCAAGTTCTTGCAGCTTATCGCCGTTGACCTTGCGATTGATCCGACCAGTGACCTTGATGACATAGCCAGCGGCCTTCTCGGTCTTGGTGCCATCAAGGGTTTCCGGCAGGTTCATGAGCCTCACCATCTGGTCCTCAATATCCCGCCGGTCCTTGGTGGCCTTGGCCTCGCGAGCCTTGGCTTCAATCCAAAGGGTGGAGAGGTTGTCGAGGGAGGAGATCATTGGCTCCCCCCAATCTTCCCAATGATCGCCCCGAGGTCCGGTGCTTCCCAAGCGTCGAGCTTGCCCGAGCGGTCCTTGGCCAGCCAGAGACCATCGCTTTCGCACATGATCGCGCGCTGGGCGACACCATGTTCATCCCGCTCGACCCGAAGTGCCAGCACTTCATCGAACAGGTAGGGCAGGGCCTGCGTCAGTGACTTACCCGGCATCGACGGGTTGTAGAGCAGCCGACCCATTTCGTCTTGGCTTTTCTCCAGCTTGGCGCTGAAATAGACATGCTTGCCGGGCAGATCGCGGAAGGCACGGATAATATCGGTCATCTGCTCCGACAGTGCTCCGTAAGCCGCGCGAGCATCTTTATTTACCTTCTTCTCGTAATTCAGCACCACCTCGCCGATCTCGGAGATCGAGTCGAGCGCAATGGACTCAAAGCCCTTGGCCTCTTCCGAGCCAGACGCCCATTCAAACGCCTCGGTCAGATCAGCCATCGAGTTGATCTCGATATAGGGAAGGTTGCTGTCCTGGATCGACAGCAAGCCGCTCTCAGCCGAGAGAATAATCGGGTTGGGCAGAGTGCGGATCAGGGTGGTCTTGCCACCACCGGATGCGCCGTAAACAACAATTTTGACGCCGTTGGACGCAAACGCGCCTGTACGCTTAAGACTAATAGCCATCAATGTTACTCCGTCCCTGCGGTCGGGGTATCCGGTCGCGGGGTGAGGGCAAGCCTACATTTGTCCTTGCCAATGTCAAGAACATTATGTCACAAGGTCGCCGCTCCATAACGAGAGGCATAAGATGGCTGACCTTTCTAATATATTCGGCGGGCCTTGGTCGCCCCCATCTAAGATTGAAGCTGAACCAGTAGAAGACCAACTTATCAATGCTATGCAGGCTGCTGGTATCACGCCACCCGAGCATATCCAGATCGATGGCAAGCTCCATCGATTCCGGTCTGGCACACGCGGCACACCCGGCAAGGGTGATAAGTCGGGTTGGTACATTATCTTCGGTGATGGCGTCCCAGCCGGTCGTTTTGGCTGCTGGCGGGCCGGTGTCGAGGTAACTTTCCGGGCCGATATTGGCCGAAGCCTCACCGACGCTGAGCAGATGCTTCATGCCCGGCGACTCAGCGAGGCAGTCAGGCTGAGGGACGCAGAACTGAAGCGCCAGCGCGAAGTGGCGGCAGATACCGTCGAGACCATCTGGACCGGCGGCGCACTGGCAGATCCGTCGCATCCATACCTCACCAGGAAACGGATCGACGTTCACGGTGCCCGCGTAACCGGCGATGGGCGGCTCATGGTGCCGCTCTATAACCCCGACGGTCATATTGCCTCTCTCCAGTACATCGCCGAGGACGGGTCGAAGCTCTATCATTCAGGGGGCCAGACCGGCGGTTGCTACTGGATGCTGGGCACAATGGACGAACCCGGCACTCTCTATGTGGCCGAGGGCTTCGCCACTGCCGCCACCATCCATGAGATCATGGGACGGCCCTCCTGCTGCAGCCACCAGTGACTGATTGGCTGGTCAATGCCAACGAGCTCTCGACCAAGCCCGCGCCGATCAAGTGGCTGGTCAAGCACTGGCTTCAGGACCGCGCCCTCATCATGGTCCACGGGCCGTCAGGCGGCGGTAAGACCTTTGTGGTGCTGGATTGGTGCATGCACATTGCGTCGAGCAAGACCGACTGGTTTGGGCACAAGGTTAATCACGGCACGGTCGTCTATCTTGCTGGTGAAGGCCACCACGGCATGCGGTCCCGTATCGCCGCGTGGAAGCAGCACCACGGGGTCGATTACCTCGACATGTGGGTCTCCAAGGCTGGCTGTGACCTCAATACCCCAGAGGGCTACAATCGGGTCGTGGAAGCCGTCAGGGCACTCCCCGAGCGTCCCAAGGCGATTGTGGTGGATACACTCCACCGCTTCCTCGCTGGCGACGAGAATAGCGCCCAGGACGCCAAAACCATGATTGATGCCTGCAACGCCCTCATGGTCGAGTTCGACTGCTCTGTGATCCTCGTTCACCACACCGGGGTCTCAGAAGAGGCCCAGCACCGGGCGCGTGGCTCCTCGGCATGGAAGGGCGCGCTGGAAATTGAGATATCAATTGTCCCGGCCAAGAACGATGGACCGATGCAGATCGTCCAGCGCAAGTCGAAGGATGCCGAAGAAGCCAAGCCGGTTTACGCCGATCTTTCCATTGTCCATATCAATGGGTGGTTCGACGAGGACGGTGAGCCAGTTGGATCCGCCGTGCTGACACAGGCTGAGCCGCCGGTCGAGCGTAAGAAGGACTCGAAGCTCGAATCGTATAAGAAGATGCTCGGAGAGATCTGGTTTGGGGCTGACGCCGAGATGGTGGATGGCCTGCCATACGTCTCCAAGTCGGTGCTGGCAGAGCAGCTTCGGGCCAAGCTGAATGTGTCCGAGGCAACCGTAAAACAGCACCTCAAGCCGAGTGAGCATGACCGCTTTATCGGCATCCTGACAGTGGCTCAAATCGTCGAACCATATGGTCATGGATGGGTCATAATTTGCCCTGAAATGGGGTCGCAAATGGCCCTTCGGCGGCAAGAGCGATATTAGAGGCCGGTACTCCCGGTACTTTTTGGTACTTTTTGAAAAAGTACCGAAATAGGTGTTTAAAAACAAGGAGATGCAAATGCCGGTACTCCAGCGGTACTCTGACCGGGGGCAAGATTCGGGCCGGTACGGTACGGTACTCTCTCCCTATAGGGAGAGTACCAAAAGTACCGCCCAGATGCGGTCGCCCGGATTACGCCATTGGCTGTTTGTAAACTTCGGCTGGGATGTGTATGAATGGGGTGAAGATGAGATTAGGTTTTAGGAGTAGGTGACATGGGTAAGCGATCAGACTTTGAACGACGCGAACGGGACTTCTATCCCACGCCCTATGAGGCGGTGGTGCCGTTGCTGGACCACCTGATGCCAAGGACGCTCTTCGTGGAGCCTTGTGCTGGTGATGGTGTGCTGGTGAGCCATCTGCATAGGCATGGGCACCATTGCGTCTCGGCGAGCGACATTGAGCCGCAGGATCCGTCCGTGAAGGCGCTGGATGTGTTCAACGCTCAGATCGGACAGGGGCAGTGTTTTATCACCAACCCGCCTTGGGACCGGAGCATCCTGCATCCGATCATCGAGCATCTGTCGAGCCAAGCGCCGACATGGTTGCTGTTTGACGCAGACTGGATGCACACCAAGCAGGCGGTGCCATATCTGGACCGGCTTGAGGCGATTGTGTCCGTGGGTCGCGTCAAGTGGATCGCAGGGTCAAAAATGACCGGCAAGGACAACTGCTGCTGGTATCTGTTTACCGAGACCCCCAACAACCACACCCAGTTCTACGGGAGGGAGGCATGATCGACTATGACTCTGAACCCGGCTCATGGGCTGAAGCGATTAGAATGAGGAATGAGATGGGAAACGACAACGTAAACCACCCAGCCCACTACCAGGGCAAGATTGAGGCTATTGACGCCATCACGGTGGCGGTCGAAGGGTTGGAGGGGATTGAGGCGGTATGCACGGCTAACGCCCTAAAGTACCTATGGCGCTGGAAGCGCAAAAATGGTATTGAGGATCTCCGCAAGGCACATTGGTATATCGAGAGATTGATCGGAAAGATTGAGAATGACCACTGAGACATGCCTGAACTGCCGGTTCTACCATGAGTCCCACGCGGGCACTCATGGCTATTGCAAAGCCTCGCCGCCAGTGTTCACCAATCTGGATGAGCAGGGTCGTCCACGGTTCTTCAACCCGGTGGTTGGGCCGAATAACTGGTGCGGGCTGTGGGAAGGTGAAGACTGATGTTGGCAATGAAGGTCGATATGCCCAACTTCGACCAGAAGATGCGTCAGTTTGCCGAGACGCCCGCACTTATCCAGAAGGCGGTGGTTGGCGCGCTGTCCGAAACGGTGGATGACCTCATTGCGCGCCAGCAAAGGGAAATGAAGCAGACCTTCAATAACCCAACGCCGTACATCCTGAAGGGCATCAAAGGTGCCTATCCCGGCGGGGGTGGGCCAGTACGTGGTTTTCGCAAGGGCCGCACTGGCGTAAACGTCACTCAAGCGGGCACCTACTTTGAGTTCTTCCCGGTCGGCAAGTCGCCAGAGGATATTGTCAAGCCGCATGTGTTTGGCGGCAGCCGCCAGCAGAAGCGCTCTGAGCGTCGCCTAGCCGGGCTTGGGCTGCTGCCGGGTAATGGCTTTAGTGTCATGGGCAGCGAGTACCCGAAAAACTCGTCTGGCGACATTTCTGGCGCTAGGTATACGCAAATGCTGCATCAGCTTGGCGGGCTGTCCGATATGGCGCGGCAGTCGATGCCCAAGAACCGGCAGAAGAACAGGGGCGGGACCAGCTACTTTGTGATCCGCCGTGGCGGTAGGCCGATTGCCATTGCTGAGCGTAACGGATCGAACACGCGAATTATGCTTGTCTTCGCCCGGAACGTCCAATATCAGAAGCGATATCAGTATTTTGAGGTTGGAGAAAAACAAGTTGCATATAGCCTGCCAACTCATTTTAATCGTATTCTGCAACGATACATGAGTAGGATGTAGACATAGGCAGCAATCTGCCATAAAACAAAAGGCGACCAAGGATTGCAGTCCCGGTCGCCCACACCAACGCGATGGAGCCGCGTCGATGAATGATCCATTCACTACATCAGACCAGAACCCTGTCAAGCCTTGCCGTAAATGCGGTGAGGCTGATCGCTATGCTTCCGGGCGCTGCAAAAAATGTCACAAGGCATGTGCAAAATCATCATATCAAAAACATAAAAACAGGCGTCTGTCTGCAAATAAGGCATGGATTGCTGAAAACAAGCAAAGACATAAAGAACTGCTTAAAAATTGGAGAAAGAATAATAGGGATGCCCATAGAAGTATGATTAAACAATGGGAGTTAAAAAACCCTAATAAGGTTAAGGAAAAATCCATTCGTTCTCGCAATGCAAGAAGGGCTAGGATTGCAAATACAAATGGAAGGCTGTCAAAAAATATAGTGTCCTCTCTTATGATGGCTCAAAACGGGCAATGCGTATATTGCCGATCAAAGTTTGGAAAATATCATTTAGACCACATTATTCCACTGGCTCTTGGAGGGGCTAACATTGATAGCAATGTTCAGCTACTATGCCCATCGTGTAATATGAGTAAGGGCGCAAAAGACCCGATTGAATTTGCTCAATTAAAAGGACTGTTGCTTTGAACGACAACGCCATACCAGAAGGCCCCAACCACGCAGCGGCCTTGGCGCTCCTGAACGATCTCATGCTGGTGCTGGGCAATGCGGCCAGCCAAGGGCTAGAACGCTACGGTGCCGATGGCGAGCCGATCTATGACTTTGGCTTTTGGTCTGATGAATGCGCCAAAGTGCTAGGGGTGGTACGGAAGGGTCCACTGGCCGCGTAAGGGTCCACCGAGGGGGTGGGGGTGCAATATAGGGGCGGTAGGGTCGTTAGGGGACGCTCTAGCGGCCCTAATTGTTTGTGCCACTGGTGATGGGCGCTCGACCAGGTTAAATGCTGGATCCTTGCGTCAGATCATGGTGGTGTGGCTGATCGAGGCGTCAGGCCCTGTTAGAAGTTTGGCGCGGTTTTTCCAACGGGGTGGCTCAAGCCAGGGGCAGGCAAGATCGGTCGTCATGCAGAATGACGCCGCGCATACGCAATCTCCCATAAATCGTATAGGGGAGTGACGGCGGCATCTTCGCCCATCCATCTCTCATAAATCGTATAGGGGGTGGCTTGGCCTATCCCCGGCCCGGCTCGCCAACCCCGCCCATCCCGCCAGCTTGTCCCATAAATCGTATGGGGGGTCATAAATCGTATGGGGGGTCCGGCGCTGCCGCTCGCCTCTATCGGCCAAGGGCGTTCAGCTTTTGACTTGGTTTTATGAACGGCCTCTAGTCCGTCCATGTTGCCTATTATATAGAGCCGCACCACGACATATTGACGTATTCGATTAGTTCCCCATCATTGACCTGTTTTTTTCATTAGACCACGCCATTCCGTCGTGC